TCACCAACAAAAGTAGCTGTACCTGAAACTGCGTTTTGGTCATATGTTTCTGGCGCAGTACCGGCCAATGAAGTCAAACTTGCGATAACTTCTTGGTCGATTTCAGCAGTAATCTCTTGAGCAAGTGCTGCCATGATTTCTGCTTCTACGTCGATGCCGTGTTGGCTTTGAGCGTCCTGAGCCGCTTCAAATGTCCAACGTGCTGACAACTTACGTGACTTCGCTTCAACAGTCTGTTTCAAGATCTGAATGCTTAGTCTGTTACCAGCTGCACCTTCTAGTGCTGATGTAGCTGCTGCTTTGTCATCAGCTGCACCAGAATAACCTTCAGCAATTTTGAATGGGCTAAGAGCTTCATCACCTGCTGCGGTATCTGTTCCACTTGTTGAGTCGAACGCATCTGCGTAACGTACTCTAAGTGTGTGAATTTGGCCCACTGGACCAGTCATTGGTTGTACACCTACCAATTCGTTAGCGATAACGGTTGGCATTACACGTCTGATCACTGGAAGGATCACACGATTTAGTGTTGCTACGTTACCAGCAGAAGTTGCACCAGCTGTTGCGGTTTCCATCAAATGCTTACGAGTATTTTCAAGAGTTGTTTCCATAACAGCTTTTTTGTTGCCTGCGAGGCCTTCAGTTAAGGCACCTTTTGTCTCCTGCCAGCGACTTTCTAATAGTTCTGACATTATCTTCTCCTTTATAATCCAGCAAGACGTTTAATGTCTACGACATTATGTGTACTTGCTTCATTAGAACTTTGTGTTTGTTTATTGCCTGTAATTTCTTTTGCCTCTGTAAGCTGCGCCTTCTGCTTTGCTGGACTGTTACCATCAATTACTGATGGAAGGTACTTATCAAATGCTGAACGTAGTCTAGCAGTTTGAATTGATTCCAGTAAGTCTGTCATAATTTCTTTTTGGTCCTTACTTAAAGGTCCAAGAAGTTCATTCATTACTCCTGTGCGTTGTTGTGCTTCAACAAGACGCTTTACTTCTGCGTCTTTTGCTTCAGCAATAGTTTTAGCTTTTAGTGCTAATTCTTTTGCTTCAGCAATTTGTTTGTCTTTGACATCAACAACTTTAAGTAGTTTTTTGGTCTCTGATTTCTCATTTAAATGAGAACCCATATATTCGTTAGCAAACGCTTCGAAAATTTTGCGACCAAAATCGTTTTTACGTGCTGCGTTAATATCTTCTTTGAGTTGATTAATTTCTCCTTTAAGAGCTTTGTCAACTGTTTCTGATATAGCTTTAGCACTTCTTTGAATAAAGGTAGTTTTTACTTTATTCAAGTGTTCCTTGCCTTCACGTACTAAACGTACTTTAGTTTCAGCAAGGTCTTTTTTGTCTTCATTGAACTCAGCAAGTTCTTTAGCAAGTTGATCTACAACAAATTCTTCAAGAACAGCAAATTTATTTGCCATTGCTTTTTGATCTGCGTGTAGTTCTGAAACTTCTTTAACAAGTGCTTCTTTAGTGAAGGTACTTAGTAAAGTAGCATGTTCTTTCATCGCGATAGCATATTTTGCTTTTTGTTCAGCTAGTTGCTTGCGATCTTCATTGAATTCTGCCATTTCTTCTGAAAGTTTTTCAGTCATCATAGCATCAATTGCTTCAATCATAACACCTTTGTCGTGTTCATATTTTTTAGCAAACTCTTCACGAAGTTCAGCAGTAGCATTAAGTTTATTTTCTTCAACTTTAGCAGTCCATGCTTCCTCGATTTCAGCTTTCATTGCTTCTGAAATTGCGTCACTCTCTAAAAGGGATTTTAGTGCTTCCATTTATTTCTCCTTTATTGGAGCCTGCTTATTATACCTAATAAGCTCTCTGCAATATATTTTTGTGCCTTTTTGTCGCCTTGGACTTCTTTTGAAGTTAAAATTGCCTTGTATCCACCTCTTTCATTCATTATATGTTCGTAAATTGGTGTAGGATACGCACCGGGGGCGCTAGGCTGAGCCACAACGTCCACAGTAATTATTTCAAAGCCGGCAACGTTGCCGCCGCCGTCGACTTCACCGCTACCTCTAGATGAGACACCTAGCTTAACGCCGCTTTCTAGCATTGTTTTTACTAGGCCTCCCATCGGAGTTGGTAAAATTTTCAACTTTCCATAACCGTTTGGTCCATCCATCCACATTTCTGTGACCATATGGCACACACGATCAAGGTTAATGTTAAGTCCTTCTGGATGATCAACTTCGCCTAAAACTGAGTATCCACCGGCTATCTGCTCATTGAGCGTAGTGACAGCCCTGCCAATTTCTTCAACGGGATAAACACGCTGATTTGCGTTTTTTACACCACCTTGGATACAAATACCTTTCATATAGAGGTCTTTGCCTTCATTAGCAGACTCAACGACCATTTTAGCTTGGTCAAAACTTAGATTTTCACGTAGTTGAAACATCGTTTCTCCTTAACTTCTCAGCCACCCATTACTGGTTTTTTATTGGCTGGTGCGTCTGGCTTGCCTTTTTTCTCAGCGCCGTGGCCAGGTTCGCTTTTTGTGCCTTTTTTGGCACTCATACCGCCTTTAGTATTTCTATTTCCGGCGTTATCTTCTTTGGCGTTTTGATCGCTTAGTGCTGAACCTTTTAAGTTTCCTTTATTAGCTTCTACACCAGCTTCTGTACCAGCTTGGTTTAAATTACTTGCTGTACCGCCCATATCGTTTTTGCCTGCAACTGGTGATTTTGTATTTGCGCCATTGTCACCCATTGAAGCTGATACTTTTTCTACGTACTCACGCATTTCTTCACCTGCTGTTTTAGGTGCTGCGTTTTCGTCTACTTCTTCATCAGTTGTTTCTTCAACTTCTTCATCTGACGCTTCATCTACTTCTTCGTCAGCTGCTTCGTCTACTTCTTCGTCGTCTGATTCAAATGCCATTGCTTCCTCTTCAGGATCTTCGTCGCCTGGCTCTTCGTCACCCATCATTTTTTCAAATTCTGCTTTTAGGTCTGCTAAAGCATCTTCTAAGTTGTCCATAGCAGCCTCTGGGCCGTCAGCTTCTTCGTCGTCGCCTTCTTCGTCGTCACCGTCCATATCAGCAGCAATGTCACCCATCATGTCATCTGTTTCGTCGCCGCCCATTTCTGGTTCTGCTTCCATTCCAAGCTCATCTAAGCCAAACATTTCGTCTAAATCGTCATCTTCTGACTCGTCGACTTCTTCGTCTGTTGCTTCGTCTACTTCTTCGTCTGTTGCTTCGTCTACTTCTTCGTCAGTAGCTTCATCAACTTCTTCATCTGTATCTTCTTCGACTTCTTCGTCTTCTGATTCTAAGATGTTTTGATAAATCTCTCTTGATTTTTCTACAACGATTTCATGGAAAAGTGCTTCAGCACCGTCCTTGTCCTCGTTCACTAATTTTTCGAGCATTTCCTCGAATTTGGTTTGATCAGTCATGTCATTCTCCTTTATTGTCAAGGCTGTCAGTTATATTTACACTTTATAGAAAAAAGTACGCCGAAATAGGCTCAAACGAGCTCATTTACCACGCAGTTATGGATTTTGGAACAATTTTTTAAAATTTTCAACAGTAATATGTTTTAAATTGTCTAGTCCTTCCAACGATTCTGGAACAAAATAGTGTTCGTCTAGTACTACTCTTATATATCTAATTTTTGGATTTTTCTTTATGACAGTAGAAGTTTGCCTTTGCCAATTTCCAAAATAAGTAGCCCTTTCGTGTTGTTTTTTATAGTTTTCTGTTCCAGCATATAGATTATTTACAAGTTCATTTCTCCTACCTAAACCTTGATAGTCGAATCCAAGTATATATACTTCTTTAGGGTGTTGTAAACTAGCCATATTAAGAGCAGTAGGCCCACTACTCCATCCTAAGTTTGGATTAAAGAGGTTTAATTTTTCAACTGAACGGGTATATTTGTTAGGATTAGACCAAACTTGGTTGTACATTTGATAAGCGTTATGACTGATTTCTCTTATCATTTTTGTATCAACTGCTATTAAATAATCAGGTTTAAACTCTCTATACAAAGCATTACAACCGTATATAGTGCCATGTTGTCTCAATGGTTCTAATAGAATATCTTTCCTACTTGTACCGTTGCCAAGTACAAAAACTATGTCACTTTTTTTAATCTGATGATTTTCGTTAGGAGATTTTTCTGCTGGTTTAGATTGGGGAACCACAGGTGCTATTCGAGAAGCAACTTTAATTTCTTGGTTGCGTCTTGCCTTTTCTGCTTTTTTTCGAGATTTACGCTGAGCTTTAGATTCACCGGGAATATAGGTCTTTGACAATGACTATCTCCTATATAGCTTCTTCACCACCTTGTGCTGCTATGCCATACATTGCCCTTATGTATTCCAAGTCTTTCGTTGCTTCACGCTTGTGAGCATCGTCAGCTCTACGTGCTTTGTTAATATCTTTGAGTGTTAGTCTAGTTTTTCGTGTATCATCCATATCTACAATAGATTCGTCACGGTCAGCGTCATATCTCTGATCGTCTTCCGGTTCCATTGTTTTATCATTAAAGTAATATAGTTCACGTATAATCATAATATTATTTATGCCTCATCGTCAGCATCTGCTACTGGAGACGTTTCGTCACTGGCACCTATATCGTCAGTATCACCTTCTAATTCGTCACCTTGAGTAGCATCTAAGTCGTTGTTTATGTCAGCACCAGTAATGCCAGCATCTCTTAATTGTGCTGCGGCATCAGTATCACCAACATTGAAGAATTCGTCGTTTTCTTCTCTCCACAAGCGTTCGTTTTCTGCTACTTCTTCTTTGCTTAATCCTAGGAATCTTTGTAGAGCAAAACGGTTTGATATAAAAGGTATTTGTTGCATCTGAGCAAAGGTACTAATTCTGTTGCTATCTAGTTCTGCTTGTCTATAACTCGCAAAGTTCTGTGGAGGTTGAAGTGTTAAGTCAAACATTGCTACATCAACATTTATTCCCTTTTGCGCAAGGTATAATTTAAATTCGTTGTTGAATACCTCAGTTATCATGCTCTGAAGCCGTTCGCAATAATTATTAAAACGTAACTCTTGAATGTATGCGGTGCCTACTCTACCATCGTTGTACTGTGAAGCTGAATCATCTGCCCCAGTGGGTAGATAACTTGAAGGAATACGCAACCCACGAACCAACTTGTTAGTAAAATATCGTAAATCGTCTATTTCTCCAAGGTTTGTGCCACCTGGAAGAGTTTCAACTTTTGATCCACGTCCTTCAGCAGTCTGTGGAAAAAAGTAGTCTTCGTTAATTGACAGAGGGTTGTATGAACTGTCTATGACTGTTTGTCCGCCTCCTGTCTTGGATGGGATGCGTCTTTGGTGAATTTCCGTTTTAACACGCTCAACAAACTGCATAGCAAGGTGTGATGGCATGTTGCCCACATCAACGTAGAATACTCTGCGCTCTGGCGCACGTTG